TAACTTATCGCAAACCTCGCTTGAGCAGATGCTCATCCAAGTGCGTCAGGCTGTGGACAACAACGGCAAGAAGATTCGTCTCCAGCCGCTGAAACTGATTGTTGCACCGGGTAACGTGTTCCAAGCCGAAGTTCTGCTCAAGTCTGTGCTCCGCACCGGCACCGCCAACAACGACATCAACCCAGTCAAGTCGATTGGTCTGATGCCTGAGGGCGCTTCGGTACTGAGCCGTTTGACTTCAGCCACCAACTGGTGGGTGCAGACTGATGCGCCAGAAGGCCTGAAGTTGATGATGCGCCGTGGTCTTGAAAAGACTATGGAAGGCGATTTTGAAACTGACAGCATGCGCTACAAAGCGACAGAGCGTTACACGATTTCGTGGACCGACCCTCGCGCAGTGTACGGCACGCCCGGCGTGTAATGTAACAGGGGCTAGTCCAAAAGATTAGCCCCTTTTTTCTATCAACCGAGTGGTTCAAGCCACAGGAGATTTAAAATGCCCCAATATTCAGACGACCTATTTTTAGGTTCTGCACCGACTTTTATGGGTACTGGCATTCGCCCGTACACCACCACTGCTACCGGCGGCACAGGCGGCACCTCGTCAACAACGCTTACAGTGACAGCCGTGGGCTTTGGCGCACCTATCGTTTTAGGTATGTTTGTTGACGGCACTAGCGTCACAGACGGTACTTACATCACAGCGTTTGGCACGGGCACCGGCGGCGCTGGAACTTACACGCTGAATCAAGCGATTAACGTTGCCAACACTACTGCTTTGACTTTGCACGGCAACATCAACTTTGACAATCCATCGCCGATGAGCTTGGGTGTCGGCCCACTTGGCCGCATCTACGTTTGGGATGTTATTCCTCAAGCACTGGTTGCAAATAATATTGCCGCCTCACAGACCCCAGTCGCTTCAGGTTCTTTGACTCTGACAGCAGGCACTTCTGTTAAATCAGTCACAACCGTTGCTGGCGTAACTGCCCTGCAACTTGATATACCACGCGCTGTAAAAGTGACTACTGGCACTGCTACTGGCTCTGCTTTGGCAAGCGTTGCAACAACTGGCACAGGCGGTCAAATCTCTTACACCTCGAACGCAAGCGTGTTCACAGGTCAACGAGTGACTGTATCTGGTACAGCAGGTGGCACAGGTTCAATTACTGGTTACTCAAACCCAACGACTTACATCCTGACCGCTGTCACCGCGACAACCGCGACCTTGACCACTACCGCAGGCGCTGCTGTTGCCTCAGTAGCAGGTACGATCTCGGGCTTGACCTTCACCCTCGGCGCTGCACCGCAGACCGTTACGGTGTCTGGCTTTGACTACTACGGCCAAGCCATGAGCGAGGCGATCACTTCTAGCGCCGCGGTCAGCACAGCCGTTAACGGTAAGAAAGCCTTTTACCTAGTGAGCTCAATCACAACCTCTGGCGCTACTGGCACCGCGTTGACTGTCGGCACAACTGACATTCTTGGCCTCCCAGTTCGTGTCGCAAACGTGGCTTACATTGCAAGCGTTAAGAGCAACAACGCTTTGGCGCAAGATGGCGGTAATTTTACTGCCGCTGACACTGCAACCGCAACCACCACCACTGGCGACGTGCGCGGCACTTACGCACCCGCCACAGCCTCTGACGGTATCGTTCGCACTGTCATGGGTGTCTTGTTACCAGCAATCGCTGTTGGTCCAAACGCAACCCGTGTTGGCGCACTCGGCGTCACACAAGCCTAAGGGGTAGATCATGGGTTTTAAAGCACTTTCAAAGATGAAAACTACCGAGTCATCAGTTGACGAAGTCGGCAAGGGTATGAAGAAAGGCGGCAAGACTAAGATGGCTATGGGCGGTCAGATGATGCCCTCAAGCCCCTTAGCTGCCGCAGCAGCTCCTGCAATGGGCAGTCGTGCTATGCCCGCTGCAGCACCTATGCCAATGGGTCGTCGTCCAATGCCTGCTCGTCGTCCTGATCCTCGTGCAGCGATGCTCGAGGCTGCAATGGCTCAACGTGCGGGTGCCGGTGCAGCTCCGATGATGCGCAAGAAAGGCGGTAAAGCTGAAGGCGGCGCTGAGACTAAGTCCGAGATGAAGATGGACAAAGCTCAAGACAAGGCCATGATTGGCAAAGCGTTCAAGCAACACGATATGCAAGAGCACAAGGGTGGTAAGGGCACGAAGCTAAAGCTTCAAGCCGGCGGCATTCCTAAGTACGCAACTGGCGGCGTCGTTCAAAAGTACGCAACTGGTGGCGTAGTTCAGAAATACGCAGACGGCGGTCATGCCAAAATGTCATGCTCAGGTGGCGATGGTTACAAAGCCATGAAAAAGGGCGGTTCCTTTTAAATAAGCACGGGGGTTCGCCCCCTGCTTTTTGGAGATTTACATGGCTATTACTGCTACCTCGCAGACGCTGTTTGATGGCGAACGTGTCGCTATTATGAAGTTTTATGCCACCATGAGCGCAACGGAAAACGAGTCCGCTGTGGCAAAAGTCACGCCATCTGCCCTTTTACCTTCAAATGCTGGCGGGGCTTGTGATGCTGTGAGTATTTTAAAAGTACACGCAATGACTCACGGGTTAGAAGTTCAAATGAATTGGGCGGCTACTGCGCCTGTAGTTATTGGCACCATTCCGCAAAATACAAATTACACCCAAGACTTTTCTAATTTTGGCGGTTTGTGGAACAACGCAGGCGCGGGCAAAACTGGCGTCATCACGTTTACAACTTTAGATGGCTCGGCTGGTGATTCGTATACGATTATTTTAGAAATGCAAAAACATTACGTCAATCCTACAAACTAATCATGCCCAGCAAATCGCCTGCTCAACATCGTTTAATGGAAGCCGCTGCCCACACTAAAGGTGGGTTTGGCGGTGTACCTCAGAAAGTTGGCAAAGAATTCGTTAAGGCCGACAAGATGAAAGGCGGTGGGGTGGCCCAGTCTTTAAAAAAGGCAGGCTTTTACGATGAAGGCAAAAGCAAGCTTGAGCGTCTGAAGATTGTCAGTCAAGCAACTACTAAACCTGAGAGGGTAGAAATTGTGGAAAAAGCATTCTCAAGCAAAAAGATGAAGGGCGGCGGTTTGTACGCAAACATCCACGCCAAGCAAGAACGTATTGCCGCAGGTTCGGGCGAGAAGATGCGCAAGGTTGGTAGTGCTGGAGCACCGACCAAGCAAGACTTTAAAGAGTCAGCAAAGACTGCCAAGATGAAAAAAGGCGGTTTATCTAAGCCATCTAGCTATTAAATCATGGCAAAAAACACATCACTCTCAGTTGGCCGTGGTGAAAAATTACCTACTAAGCAGGGCGCAGGTTTAACCGCCAAGGGTCGTGCGAAGTACAACCGTGAAAACGGAAGCAAATTAAAAGCCCCTCAGCCACAGGGCGGCGCACGCAAAGATTCATTTTGCGCCCGCATGACCGGTGTAGTTAAGCACGCAAGCGGCGATGCGCCACGCGCAAAAGCCTCGTTAAAACGATGGAAATGTCCGGGGTGGTAGATGTCAACTAGCGGCACAGTCTCTCAGACCACGATCTCGGTGCAGCAACTCATCGACCACGGCGCACGCCGTGCGGGTAAACTCGCTGAAGAGTTGACCGTTGAGCAGGTGCAGGCCGCTAAAGAAAGCCTGTACTACCTACTTTCAAGCCTGAGCAACTACGGCGTGAATTACTGGGCGATCAACAAGGTCATCGTTGGCTTGCAGCCCGACAAATATGAGTACTTTTTACCCGTGGGCACGGTTGACGTGCTCAACGCCAACTACCGCACGCTCACCAACGTCAACACGGGTGCCTACAGCACCTCAGGCGTGACCCTGAACGCCTTTAACGGCGTGGGTAACCTGATATGCCAACTGAGCAGCAACACGGGCGCTATCGGCATCGCAAACGGTACGAGCAGCCCTGTCTACATCAGTACGATCGGTATCTTGCCCGCAGTGTCAGGCGTGGTGACCGTAAACCTGCAGTACTCAATGGATGGCACGACGTGGGTGACGGCTTACGCACCCGGTGCCGTGACATGGGTATCAGGCACTTGGATTTATTATGACCTTGACCCCTCTGCAACCGCCCCTTTTTGGCGTATTCAGCAGGTTTCTGGGGTCAATATGGGGTTCTACCAAGTCGTATTTGGCACAATGCCGATGTCAATCAACATGTCGCGCATGAACCGTGACGACTACTCAAGCCTGCCAAATCGCTCGTTTACAGCACTTAGACCTTTGCAATATTGGTTCAATCGCACAATCCCGCAGCCCAACATGGAAGTCTGGCCAGTGCCAAGCAACATCGGTCCGCAGATTGAGTTGTGGTTGAACCGTTATATCCAAGACGTGGGTGACCTGAGCGGCGAGATTGAGATTCCTCAATACTTTTACATGGCCATTCAAAACGGCTTGGCTCACCAGATGGCGATGGAGTTGCCACAGGTTGATCCTGCGCGTATAGCGTACCTTGAGCAGCAGTACGAGAAGCACTTTATGTTGGCTCAGAATGAGAACCGCGACAAGTCGCCCATTATGATCTCGCCCAATATCAGCATGTACACGAGATAGGGGTATGAAATGCCTCGCTTTTTGAATACAATTGGCAACAGTAGTTTGAGTGTTTTCATATGCGACAGATGCAAGATGAAAAGACCATATAGCGACATGCGTGCAGACGGCAACATACCCGCTATAAAGGTTTGCTCTGAGTCGTGTAGTGACCAGTTTGACCCATATAGGTTGCCAGCAAGGCAGTCTGAAAAGATTACGATACGTTTTCCTCGCCCAGATGAAGATGTTGCAGAGACGCACAACAACATAATCCTTGACCCTGATATCCAGAACAAAGATGACGTTGGTATCGCAACTGAGCAAGCGAATACGCCGAATGACGGCAATCTTGATATTTTGAGTCCTTAATATGGCAGACGTTCGGATAAGCGCACTACCCACAGCTCAGGCCATCACGGGCACTGAGCTCGTGCCTGTTGTGCAGAACGGGTTGACGGTTCAGACAACTGTCTCGGCCATCACCGCAAGCCCCTCGCTCACGCAACCATTCCTGACTGTAAGTCAGCAGCCAACGCTGCCCAATAGCCGTTACTTCTCAACGGGTACCGGTATCGGCATCACAGATGGCGGCGCACAGGGCCCTTACACAATTAGCTTGAACGGCACGAGCGGCTCATTAGAGACAGCAGGCACGGGTATCGTTGTAAAGACCGCTGCTAATACCATCACGGCGCGATCGTTCGCTGTAAGCGGTTCTGGGCTGTCTCTGAGCAATGGTAGCGGGGTAAGTGGCAACCCAACGATTTCTTTGAGCGGTTTGGCGCTTGCCTTGGCCAATACGGTCGGCACAGGGCTGTTGGCCGTTAACGGCTCGGCGATCACACCGCTCACGATTACGGGCACGGCCAGTCAGATCGCGGTCACAAGCGGCGACGGCTCGAGTGGCAATCCAATTATTGGCATTGCAGCCAACCCCGTGCTGCCGGGCACGGCCGCTGTGCAGGTGCCCTCGGGCACAACCGCGCAACGCGCAGGCGCACTCGGTGCGTTCAGGCTTAACTTAGACACAGGCTTATTTGAGGGCTATAACGGCTCTTGGAACGCGTTTGCAGCAGGTTCTGGTGTCACCTCGGTGGCAACGGGCACAGGGCTCACAGGCGGTCCGATCACTTCTACGGGCACGATCTCAATTGACTCGACGGTTGTCACGCTTACAGGCACCCAGACGCTTACTAACAAGACGATTAGCGGCGCAAGCAACACGCTTAGCAACATTGGCAACAGCTCGCTGACCAACTCTTCAATCACGATTAACGGCAACGCTGTCAGCCTCGGTGGCTCGACCACTGTGACCGCGGCAGCGCCCTTTGCGCTTACGATTGGCACAGGGCTCTTGGGTACAAGCTACAACGGCTCAGCGGCTGTGACTGTGGCGATTGCTAACACTGCTGTCACGGCTGCGGCCTACGGCTCGGCATCAAGCGTGGCAACCTTTACGGTTAACGCTCAGGGTCAGCTAACCTTGGCCGCGACGACTGCAATTGCGATTAACGGCAACCAGATCACAGCCGGTACGGTTGGCGTGGCTTACGGTGGCACAGGGCTCGCATCCTACGCAATAGGTGACTTGCTCTACGCAAGCGCCTCAACAACCCTTTCAAAGCTCACGCTTGGCGCAACCAATTACGTGCTGACAGCGGGCGCAAGCGCCCCGCAGTACGTTGCGCAGTCTACGTTGACTGTAGGCACGGCGACTAACCTCGCAGGTGGCGCAGCGGGTTCAGTTCCTTACCAAACAGGTGCGGGCGCTACCTCGATGCTCACGCTGGGCACAAGTGGCTACGTCTTAACGGCAGGTGCTTCAGCGCCCGCTTACGTTGCCCAGAGCACGTTGTCGGTTGGTACGGCTA